ATCCAAACTTCTCATCCATATGAAAACTCTATGAAGAAGCTATGGCATTATAAAGCGAGGATTATAACGAGAACTGTACTGGAATTAAGAATGTCCACGTACACAAACACGTACACATCACTGAAAAATGCAATCAATTCTGCGATATCTGATAGAACCATAACGGATGCTGAAAAAAAGAACGTTTCCGATAAAGTTGCTTCTTACAATAGTGCGTTGGCATCGCTGAAAGAAGGGCTTGCAGCTGCAAGCCTTGACGTGGCGGCAATTGCGGCGGCGGCCGCTACAGATTATGCCAGGGCCGCGATCAAGGTGGAGGCTGACAAGATAATACTGAAAGTTTCCAAGAGTGACGTAGAGTCTATCATTGAGCAAAAAGCAGATTCTATCCGACTAAAAGCATCTAAGATCAGTTGGACATCGGATTATTCCAGCATGACGGAAGACGGAACATTGACCTGTCAGAATGCAAATATTATGGGTACCCTGTACAGCCGGAACGGAAAAATGAAAACATATTTGCGTAACGGATCTTTATGTCTTATATATAACGATAATGATATAGGAATGATTGGTACAAACGAGATCAGCGGATATTCCGGAAGATACGGTCTGAATTTCGATTTGGATTATACCGGAGAATACATGGCATGGGCGGCTCAAACATCAAGCACATCATTGTACGCTCTTAGGTGGACATTCGCAAGAAATTCAATAGCTAACCTGACGGGCGGCGCGCTCAACGCAGGATGCGATATTGATATGCACAACTGGACACTAAAAAACCCGTCGTTTGAAGGCGGCGGAATCAACGGAACGATCAACTTTACACATATATTAAACATGAATAGCGACGGAAGCTGCAGATATTCAAACGGTTGTCATATGCAATTTAAAAACGGGATTTTAGTTTCTGGATCATGGAGCAACGGTTAGAAGGGAGAAAACATGGCAGACGAAGAAAAAGAAGAATTGACAGAAGAAAGAAAACACATATTACAGGAAGCCGAAAAAGTTATAAAAACGCCGGGCATTATAGAAGCAACTGACACAGAAGAAAGCGACACGGAAAAAGCGTTAAAGATTTTGTTGGGAGAAGAAAAGTAAATGAGTATGACGGAAGCCGCAAGGCAGATTAGAAAACTGATTGAAATAACAGCAAGCAACCTGACTGACGAGCAGGCGGCTAAATTACCGTACTGTTTTCCAGAGTGGAAAGAGGGCATAGAAGCAAAAATCGGAGAAAGATACACTGTCCGTAGACCGGCTGCCTACGCTGCTTTGTCTGAAGATGAAGACGAGCAAGAAGATGTGATGCTGTTCAAGTGCACTAAAGCACACACAACATCTGTTGAAAATATGCCGGAAGACCCGGAATACTGGAAAGAAATATAGGAGAGCAAGAAATGACAGAACAACAGAAACAGTTGGAAGAAGAAAGAGTGAAATTACCGGATGGATTCCGGATTGAACAGGCGAGAAACTATATGAGGATGCACATCAACCGGGCAACTGTAATGTATGATTTGCCAGGTGAAATTATCGATCTAGTCCTTGAAGGACTTCTGGCCGAAGAGCGTGGACAGAGAATTGCCTTGATGACGGAA